GGCATTTATGGATATATCTGAAGAATTTATGTATTCTGATTATGACATATTTGTTACTGATTCTACTAAAGAATACCAGAATCTTGAAGCAATAAGAAGTTTGTTGCAACCAGCTATGCAGAATGGTGCATCGTTATTAGATGCAGTTGATATTCTTACTTCTGATAATGTTACTGAGATTAAGAGTAAATTAAAAGAAATAGAAGAAAAGAGAATTCAGAGAGAAGAAGAGATGGCTAGAATACAGCAAGAAACAGAAATGGCAAAACAAGAAATTCTCATGGAACTCGAAGATAATAAAAATAGAATTACAGAAGAAGATTCTATACGTAAGTCTCAAACTTCAATTGAAGTAGCGATGATTCAAGCTGAATCAAAGTTACAATCAGATGGAATGAATGATGTAAATGATAATGATGTAGATGACTCACTTGATGTTGAAAAATTAAGGTTACAGGAACAAAAACAAAGAACTGATTCCGAATTAAAATCTAGACAAATAGAAGAAGATATTAGAAAGAACAGAGTTGCTGAAAAACAAAAACAACAAGAGTTGGAAATAAAGAGAAGACAAGTTAATAAAACAAGTAAAACTAAATAAACATGGCACAGAAAGAAGAAAACTTTCTAGATGGATTTGACGCTATAAATGATTTTTTAACCAATCCAGAAGGAGCAAGTATTAGTTCAGATGATGCGATTCCTGAACTAAATGAAGACGAGGTAGAAGCCTTAGTCGGAGATCAAAATGAATCAGAAGAAGATGATTCAGAAGAAGATGAAACTGAAGAAAAAGAAGAAGACGAAGTTGAAGAAAAAGATGAAAAAATAGATTTGACTGATCCTTCTAAATTAGAAGAAAATGAAATAGAAGAAGATGATGAGAATGATCCTGAATTAGAATCAGATATAACTAAATTTTTTCAAGGTAAACTTGGAGAAAAGTTAGGTTGGGAATTTGGGGATGATGAGAAATTTGAAACAGTTGAAGAACTAGTAGATTATTTATCTACTGTTGTTGAGGAGTCTTCTAAACCATCTTATGCAAACGAAGAAGTAGAAAAATATGACGAGTT